GTTAAGAACCATAAACATGGCCTTATCTTCAACGTGATCTTCCCCAGGCACTGCAACTTCCCATCTATCCCCACCCCATTTAGGGACACGGATATAGTCACCCACCTTTACCCATGAACCTTCAGGCCAAGCCTCCATCGTGTCACGGTTACGGTAGGCCAACGGGCCAATTTCAATGACTTTTGCGACCATGTTCTGCCATTTCTCATTCTCACGAGTCTCCTCGGCGAGAATAATGCCAGATGCGGTCATTTTCTTCTTCGTTCTCTTTAGTTGAACAAGTACTCGTGCTCCCAAAGGCTCTACACCCGCTTCTACAGCAGGAAAAGCCCATGCCAAGTCTGTATCACTCATCTTTTTCTTCCTCTTGTAGTTGTTGTTCTATCAAATCCAAGACTTTTTGCAGTCCAATGTTTATCCCGACCATGCGTTGATAGGATTCCCAGTTCATAGCGGCGCCGTCCTTAAGAGAGTCGCCAATATCACCCTGCATTTCCTTGACGCTTTTGATCAAGTCTCCGATAAACCCGCTCATTTTTTCTTTTCTGTGTGAGCTAAGCCACTTTGCTTCTTCTCGCTACCGCCTTTTGAGCCGTAACTTGTTCCGTCAAGCTTCTCGCCTTGTGCTATACGCTTGTGTTGGGGCACGTTAATACCCTTTTGCTCTGCATCACTCGCCATGTTGACCTCCTAAGTGTCGTTGTGCTTCGTTTTGAAGCGATATTGCAGTGTCATACTGCTCCTGTTGTAGCTTAGCGGCGTCCCTAGTGAGTTCCGCTGAAGCTATTCTTTCCCTAGTCAGATTGTCAGTAGTGTTGATTGCAACCTCCAACTCCCTATCTGCCTGGGCTTTTTGCTGTTCGCCCATAATCTTGGACTGCTCAAGCTGTGTATCTGCCTGCAACTGCTGTCCCTTGAGCGCCATCTCTTGTTTATCACGCTCGGTTCTGCGCTGTGTCTCAGCCATAGACGTCTGGATGAGCGCTTGTGCGTCTGGATCAAGCTGTGGCTTGGGTTGGAACTGCTGTTGCATCTGTATGAGGTGCTGAAAGTCTGGCACCAACTGTGCAAACACCTTCTCACCCAAGTCATGCCCAACGTGCTGAGACGCCATACCAAAGATCTGGTCGATCTGAGCCGTATATTTGGCGTCCTCGTATTGCTGAGCCTGTTTCTTGTCGCTTTGAGTAGCGTATTTTTTCATCATCTCTAGGTACAAGAGCGTAATGTGCTGTCTCATATGCTCGATCATCGGGCCAATCAACTGCGGTCCAATGATTGGGTTTTGACCCAGTAGTGGGTTCATCACAAAGTCAAAGTGACCTTGGATGTGCGCCAAGTGATCTTGCTCAGGATAAGCAAACGCACCCTGACCCAAGGACATAGCCACGTTCTCCTCAGCGATGTTGTGCTTGTGGGGCTCAGCCGCATCAACCATTAACTCGTTAATGCCAGGCACCTTCATCTGTTTTAAGAAGCGCTCAAGTACTGCTTTTTGGTTAAATTGCTGTGGATATTTGTCCATCAGCGCCATAACCGCTTGGCTTTGCGCCATTCTCTGTGTCTCAGAGAAGATGTGTGGATCAGAGACGGGCACAACGTCTGTGTTGCGCTCGAAGTCTTCTTTGGTAATCTCTAGGTCTTTGACAATCTCGCCCTTGCGTTGATCATCCAAGTACCAACGGTTCAGCCTGCCAAGAATCTTGAGCACTCTGGCCTGAGAGTCATGGAGTCTGGCGTGGATTGCTGAGAATACCGCAGATCCCTGCTCAATAAGGGCTTGCGTGGTACCTACAGGCGCTTGAGCGGTGACGTCTGCTATCTTCTCCTCAGCCGTCGTTACAACGCCCTTAGCGGCGTTATCTAACCAACCCAACAGTTGGAATAGTACAGGGCTAGGAGGATTAAAAGGCATAGGCATAGCGATTTGTCTGATGTCGTTGATGCCTGGTCCTGCTTCAATTTCTGCAACTTGGGTGACTTCGACTTGCTGAGACTGTCCACTAACTTTAGCGCCTTTAAGCTTAAGCATAGTAGCGCTGTTATTGATGTGTGCAGTATCAAGAAGAGCACGCAGAGCACCAGTAAGAGCGGCACTAAGGCCACCGATAAGATGAGGTAAGCCAACTGCATATGCGCCTCTCCAAGGAATAAACTTAAACTCCACAACCCAGTCTAATTTGGTCATGGTGTCATCCCCGTCTTCCCAGTTACGGTACAAACCCACAACCTCGTGATCCAATGAGTCAATCATCAGGATGTACGGCGCCATCTCGCCCTTGGTGTACTCATCCTCCTCAAGCTCAAGCCATACGTAGGAATGGTAAAAGCGTCTAACACCGTCCTCGTTGTCCTGCCACTTCTTACCTTCAACCTTGTCGTTCGCCTTTTGTGGGCCAGTAGGCTCAGGCTCCATCGTGGCACGTATCATGTTGATGTCACGGTACATCCCCGACTTGATACGCATCTTGACTTCCCACTCGGTAATCTCGTGAACCTCGGTTGCACGTTGAGCGGTATAAAAGTTGGATGCGGCAAAGGGTACGATAACCCTATCAATCGGCAAGAACTCCACGCAGGGGCGCTTCTTATGCTCGTCATACCATAGTTTTAAGTATTGGGAGCCCCCAAGAGGAAGTTGGGTCAACAACTGCTCTTGTTCGTCACGGAACTCCTCAATCTGCTCGGTGAGTTGCCAGTTCATGTAATCCCGTTTGCGCTCAGCACGTTCGGTCTTATCGTCGTCAACATCACCCAATATCTTTGTTCTGACTGGTCCATCGGGTGGGAACATCTCTTTAATCGCCCTGGACGCAAAGTCTACGCAAGACTCAGCCATCACAGGGTGAACCACCTTAGACGCTCCAAAGAACGTCGCACCACCTGGGCTATCATTACCCATACCAGTCCGCTTAATGCCGTCCTCGTACTGCTTATCCCTCATCTTACGGGCTTCTTTGTCCTTCTCGATCAGGTTAATGTACTCAAGGGCTAGGCCTTTAACATCAAACACATCAGCCAGATTCTCATAGAACTTTTTGTCCTCAGCAGGCCCTTTAAAGTCTGGGTCATGGACAATTACAGAGCCGTCTGGCATCTCTTCAAGCTCCATCTCCTCTGGTGGCATATCAAAATCAACTGAGCCGTCTTCGTTCTCAGTCATTTGCATACCATCAATGTGACGGTTGTAGTCCTGCTCAATGGGCATTTGTGTTGCCATAATTATCCTTTAGTCATTAATTCGTGACGCATCATGTCCAGGTCATTAGCAATAGTGACCTTACCGCCTCGTCTGTAGTTGGGCATAAACTCAAGTGGATTGAGTGTGACTTGTCCGTTAGCAAGCCTTAATGACGGATTTATAAATGATTCTTGCCTTGGTTGCCCAGGTGTAACTGAGCCACCAACAGCTAATTTTTTAGATTTATTTACTTGGTCGGCGCCGACAGCGTCCCCACTGAGTACATTTCCTTGCGCTCCGCTCTCCTCTGAAGACCAACGAGTTGCCGCTTCAACCCCTTCACGTATGGATTTTCCGCTCCAAACTTTTTCTCCAGGGCGGGTATTTTTTCCTTGATTAGTTCTGATTGTGTTTTTGAGTTCATTTAATCTATCCTTATATTGATTCTTAAACAATACTTCCGTATCGTACCAATATTGTTGTGCGTCACTAATGCCAGGGATTTTCTGTGCTACGGTTGCGGCAAGATTATCCATTTCATTAGCTTGATTCATCACACGCTCAGCGATTTGTTTATCGTTAAGGCTCGACCAATCAAACATCCCGTACCGTTGTTCAAACTCAGGCACAAGCTGAAAACGTACGCCAACAGCGGCAGGCATCCCCCCCGCCATAGCTTCAGAGCTTCGTCTTCCATCAACAACTACAGTATAGAAGTTAATGCCTTCTTTTGCCAGATTATCCAAAATTGGTTGTAATTTATCCACATCATTGGCTTCTCTGAAATAAATTTCAACACCTGGCCTATGAGTTAATGGATTAGGTATTTCATCATGTCTTAAAACTTTAGATAAGAACGTGCTATCTTGATTAAATTTATTGGCCTGAGACACAATCTCGTGAAGTAATGGGTGAGGGTCATACCCGTCTCTAACCACCGCCTCAAGGTCTAATGAGCGCTCTGGATCCCCGTATCTGCCTTCAGTGGATAAAGCTTTACTACCCATTACGGTAGCGCCATCATCACTGGAGTAAATTGCATCTTTGATAGAGTTGCTAAGACTAGCCATGTCTTTATTTGTTGGCGTAAATTCTGGGCGCTGTATAGACAATCCCGCTTGATAACGCTCAAGAGATCTGGACATTTCATTCAACTGCTGTTGAGCACCACGTTTACTCTCTAACAACTCATCAAATGTAGGCTTTTTGAGCACAGCATTTAATTTATTATCGTCTCGATCAGCCCTCAAAGCATCAACATAATCATCAAACTCATCTAAAAATGGTTTTACTTCATCGAGTTGATCTTCAGTCAAACCCTTTAAACTCTTTTGAAATTCACTTCGAAGTTCTCTTAAACTAGCCAACTTTTCAATAACTTCAGTTGCGTGTTGCTTTTGTTCTGGAGTAACAGCAACTCCAGTATCTAGCATCTTTCTGAGCCTGTTAACCTCTTCTTGATTCTTGATGCCTGCAAGGTCAGCCTCTTGTTCAAACGATCCACCTTCACCAGACGCAGAAGTCCAATTCTTTTTAGTCCAAAGTTCTTTTTCTTTAAACCAAACAAGAGCTTGCAAATCGTCATCAGATATATTTTTAAGAATATCGTGCTGTGACATATTTGGATCTGTGCGAATCTTGTCAACAGCTTTGTGAAATACATCTTGACCAAGACCAAATTGTCCAGTTGTTGTTCCGTCTGGCAACATAGAACCCACTACACCGCTTTCAGCCATTGAAGGTACACGCTCCTTACCCGCTAAGCGCTGAAGCAGTCTAGCCGCCCATACGTCAATTGTTGCCCTATCTTTAAACCCAATCAAGTTACCTGAGAATGTAATTGCCTTTGGAGCAGTAGCGCCAATACCAATATCAATATTAGGATTTTTAACAACTCTAAACAAATCTGTTAAAGCACGTATACCGTTCTCGCCATTGAATCCATATTTCTTTTCATTATCTTTGAGTGGCATTAATTCATCTGGCAATTTTCTTGCATCCGACAACTCTTGCATCATCCTTTTGTATTCAGGATCTTTCTCTTTAATTTCTTTTTTAGTTCTGGTTTGATTTTGCTCATTAAACCAAGTCTCAAGTTCTTTTTCTTTGTCTTTAATATTTTCTTGCCAAGCTTCCCACTTGGGCATCAATTCATCAAAGTCACCCTTGGTTGCTTTTCTCAACAAATCAATAGCATTTTTCCAGTTCTCACGCACTGGTGTATTTGGTGATGTTGCGCCCAACAAATCAGCAAACGTGTCTCCAAGACCACCAAACTCTTGGCGCAATCTGGATCTCATCTCTTTGTACCAACCTGCCTGACGAATGATATTGCCTGCTGTTTGATCTCCGCTTTTAAACCTGTTATAAATTTCCAATACTTCATTCTTTAACTTTTCAGCCAATGTTTCAGTATGATTCTCATACTGTAAAGTATTTGGCTCAATTAATTTTCCGTTTGCATCTTTGTCAAAGCTGTATGGAATATTTTTATATTCAATATCATAATCACCAGGCTTGTCTTTGTTTGGAACAATTCTGTTTAACTCAATATGAGCCCAAGGATCATCTCCAGTACTTGGATTGTCTATCTTGTGCTGACGAACTTTTGCTTCTATTTCTGATGCGGGTACGCCTGCGTCCTTAGCGCCTTGCTTGATAACTTGTTTTTCAGCCGCAGACAATATACTTTTACTTCCAGTTTCACGCTCACCACGCTCAACCATTAGATTGTGCTGTGATATATCTCCCTTCTTCATATCAATGAGAGTTGGCTGATCTTTAATCTCACCCTCAATTGGTTCTGAACCGACCGTTAAATTTTTAACAGCTTTATCTTCAATGGCTTTAGATAATGGTTTGCCATTCATTGGTATATCTTTTGGCACTATAGCCAATTGATCAGGAGTATAAGCATTAACTTCGTCAGCGGATCTAAGTAAGTGTGGCTCTTCAGCCTGTTCATGTAAACCGTAAACGTAATGCCCATTAGACAAATGCTTCTGAGCCTCATCCGTACTTGCAGGTTGGAATGAATGCTCTTCAATCTGTTCGTCAGTGTGAGGTGTTGGCTCTGGTTCTTTAGCCTTTTTAGTCTTTACTTTAATTCTTTCTTCAGGCTTGATTACTTTTTCAAACGCAGGGCTGTTTGGATCTGTAACGAACATTGATGGTTGCGTTTGCATAACATCAGGTACGCCAGGTATCTTCAACTCACCCTTGGCAATCATCTCTGCAACTTTAGGAGATATGTATTCAGCGCCTTCTTTAATCATCTTGGCGCCTGCACGTACAGCTTTACCTACTGGAAATGGTACGGCAACACCAAGCGCTTCAGCGGCCTCATTGACAGGTCCAGTCTGCTTTAATGGTAAAACGCTTAATATTGATGACGTTGTTGTGGGCAGGTCTTTTTTCTCACCAAATATTTCTTTTGATTCACTTGGCGAAAGAGGTAGGCCTGCTTCTGGATTGTTGAATAAGTTAGCTATGTCTGAAGGGAATCCAAACCCAGACGCTATTGAGCCCCTCAATGCTGAGATAGGTGCGTTAGCTGATTGAGTAACCGATTCTGGAGTTTGATGTGGGCGCTTTCCCATTCCAGGGTACACAAATGCAGGCTTGCTTAAGTCTTCACCCTCTTGACCACCGTCTTTAAACTTACGCACTGGCTTAATCATCAACTCGTGGCGCATCATGTCAGCATCATCAGCAACATGAACCTTGCCACCTTTTTTATATGCAGGCAGACTATCTGTGCCTACGTTTTGCTTCATTTCTGGGGTGAACTCCATGTAGTGGAGTGGCGTCTTATTGTTTGTTTGAGCAGTAGCGAAGTCATCCATCATCTTCTCTTTGTGCTCAAATGGCATATCCAACCATGTTTGCTCAGGCGTGTTGGTTTGCCTTAGCATATCGGAGATGGATAGGTTGCTACTCTTAGGGTTCAGCACTGACATACCATTCAATTGCATCTCAGCGCCGTATGGCTTACCAATGTTGTTAAAGATGTTGGGGATGCGATTGTCGTAAGCGGCTTTCATGCCTTCGCCACCAGTTGAAATGTCAAGACCAGATAATTTATGTCTTCCTTGAATTGGTTCGCTTTGAATTAACTTGTTGGTGAGCTCTTTGCCCAAATACTGATCCAATTCTTCAGGTTCAACAATTTTATTAATTGTCTCTCCACCTTTGCCTGTAGCTATCAAGTGTTTAATTTTTGGATCGTATGCTACATCACTGATGTGACTACTCATGTTATATCTATTTGCCTGCTCAGTACCAGGCGTCAATGCTATTGCGTCATACCCATTATCAATGGCGTGTTTGACCAAGTCCTTGCTGACCATTTCCTCCCAATTCTTTTTGAATGGGGCGTCTGGTACGCCTTGAGGTCTCGGCAATCTACCCATATTTCCCTTCATGGCATTCTCTGCGCTTTCAGCAGTCATAAAGCCACTCATTTGATCTCCATCAACATATGGATGGAAAGTTTGACCATTTTGATCTTTTATTCTGTACACACCATTTTGATCTGCTTCAATCGTATATGGTTTTTTGTTAGGGTCAATATATCCCTTATCTCTACCCGCTTGGTGCCAGTCAGATTGCATCTCCTCAACGTGAAGGATCTTCTTGCCTTCGGGTGTCATGCGGTCAACTGTTCGAGCGTGGGCTAGGACGTTTGGCTCATTTTCCCAATGAGAAGAATAATAATCTTCTGGTAAAGGCTGACCACCTAAAACATGAGTTTTTAGATATTCACCAGGTGCATAATGTGTTTTCTTAAAGCTTGGCAATTGATACAGATGCTCCTGATAATTATCACCACCAGGTAGCTTGTAGTCCTCATACTTTACGTTTGAGCTTTCGTCTTGCAGTCTACGAATGTGCTCCTCAGCATCAGCCAAGGTATCAAACGGATATTCAGTCACTGGCTCTCGGTTGATGTCCATGACATAGTGCCTGTCGCTTATCCCTTCTGGATCTTGCGGCATGGTGTAGTAATGCTCAGAGATAGGATCTTTGCCTAATATCTTCTTGGTTATCTCAGGCTTAGGACGCTTGGCAAGCTCGGCCTGAAACTGCTCCTTGGTCATCTTGGGCAGGTCGTTGATCTCGTGCAGGTTCCTGTCAGCCAACTCAGCCTTCTTAACGCCAGGCTTCTTAGTAAGCTCGGTCATAAACTCTTTGCCTGTACCTTTAGCCCTTGTTAGCTCTGCCGCCGCTTTGTTAACTCCTGAGTAAAGCTTAGTTGTGCCTGCCATCGCTCCTAAATGGGCAGGGTTAAAGGCCATAGCCATCTCTTCAGCGCTCGGTGTATGCATTGACTCAACATAACCCTTGGGGTCTGTCACAGCCTTGTATAACGGTCCACGGCGATTAAATATGCCTAAAGTGTTGTGGAGCGTATTACCCATCCCAATAGCGTTAGCTTTAATAGCGTCTGCGCTGATAGGTGATGATGGTTGGTTAGCCATGAAGCGGAGCCAGTCCGACCCGCTAAATGATGAGTTGTCAGCCATAGGTGTGCCTCATGGTAGATATTGCCCTCAAGTGTACCCTTGCTACAGCTTCTGAATCAATGTGCAAAGCTCACCCAGTGTCATGTCTGTCTGGTCTGGGTTTATTGCTGATTCGGGTATCTTCTTACCGATTGCGTCCTCTATCCTGAAGATAAGATCCACAAACGCAAGAGAGTCTAGGTCTAGGTCTGACATTCTGGATTCAGTCTTAATCAGGTCAGGATTGACGTCATACTCTTCGATGATGATGTCTTTAACGGTATCAAACAGCATATGGGTTTACTCTCGGTTGTGGGTTGGCGTCAATGTAATCTTCCTCGTCGTAGTCTTCACGTGGGGCAGGATCGATGTTTAAGAACCCTGCGTCTCTAAGCCACCGTAAGGCCTGTGTAAGCGCATCTACGTAGTCGTCGTGTGTTGCGTCAGGGAAAGCACAGATCTGGCTTATAGCGCCTTCTGCCCAGTCCCTTACATATCCTTTGTTCATGCTTGACTCTGGCACCCAGACTCTGCCTGCCCGTATGATATTGGCGACAATTGATAACCGCTGAACCTTGTCAGCCTTACCAGGGTTGTAGCTCTGTACTGGTAACTGTGCCCGTTGCAAGTCTTGGATCAAGCTGATTCCTGCGGCCTTGTCCTCCACCAGAATCATCTCCACACGCTTCTTATCCTTACCCTCGCCGTACACCGTTTCGAACTCATCCATCACCTTTGGCTTGAGGTCAGGGTATTGCAGGTGGTCTTGCCAAGCATCGAGGATGAGCACTGACATCGGACCATCCAAGGGTTTGAATACACCGAAAGTGATACACGCTGTTGGATCGTTGTGCGCCTTCTCTGTGAACGCACAATCGTAACTCTGGAGGATAAATTCAAACTTGGGCAGAGGCATTGGCTCACCCTGTGAGTTGTAGGCAGGGTAAAGCTTGAACCACTTGCGCTTAACAATACCAGTCAACTCAGGGTCTAGAATCTCAGCCAAGACCTCCTGACGGTACAGCGCTGACTCTGGGTCGTACTGCTCAATCTGCTTGCGGAAGTTAGCCGATAGGTTGTCTATGTTGGCGTAGGTGGATGCGGTCGTCAGGGCCACGTCCTGCCCGTTCCTGCCTACCAGGTCAACGATTAGATCCTTGGGCTTGGGTGTGGTGGTACAGATAACCTGAGTCTTGTCACCCAGTCGGATAGAAAAGCTCAGTAGATCCCAAGCCTCTTGAAGGTAATCCCACGCCGCCAACTCATCTAGCCATCCACCGTGGAACTGTGGCCCCCTGAAGCGCTCAGGCTCTGAGGCAGGGATGCCTTTGATGATGGATCCGTTGATTAGGGTTATCTCGTTATCGTCCTTCAGGTGCTTTTTAATGAGTATCTGCGGCATGACGTTGATTAGCCCAGAATCACCCATAAAGCAGACGTCCTTCAGGTCGGAGTGAGTTGGGGCGCCGACCAACCATCTGGTCTTTGGCCTAGTCCATGCCTGCCACCACAGCCACTCTGCCGCAAGTCTGGTCTTACCCGCTCCCCGTCCACCGAGCACCAGAGCGATTGACCAGTCCCAACTCGCAGGAATCTGGTGGGTGTGGGCTATTGATAGCCATTTGATCCTGGCGGCGTAGGCCAGTTGTTCTTGTGGTGGTAATACAGCAAAGTGAGCCTTGACCTCTGGGTTGGTCAGTATCTCAATGACCTCGTCAAGCTCCTGCGTTTGCATTCTGCTTCTTGAGTTGTAGGTGCTGAACGATGGTGTCCATAGCATCCTTAGCCGTCAGAACAACCTCAGACTGCAAGGGATTGTCCTTGTCGCCTGCAATAACCGTTCTGTCCCCATACTTCTTAGGGTTCCATTTAGCCAATAGTTTTAGCTTAATCTCAGCCCTCATCTTGACCAGTTGGACGTAGCCTGGATCTACCCTGCCACCACCCTCAGAGAGGATTCTCTCGGGCTCTTGGTTGATTTCTTTGAGGATGTCCTCTGCTATGGCATCCCCTCCCTGATCACGTGCGTGTGCGATGGCTCCCGATAAATCTGGGTCTTTATGCATCCACTCATAGATCTTCTGCCACGCAGGCATATGATCATCTCTACATATCTGTCTTAGTGGTTCCCCATTACTTAGCCTTTGACAGATCTCGTCTGCTAGTTCAGGGGTGTATTTTGAGGGGCGGCCTGGCCTTTTCTTTGGCGGGGTGGTTGCGTTATCCATATTATTCCAATGTCGAACCTTGATGAGTACTATTGTATATCAGGCGTTCTGGATTCGTCTATCCATGCGCCTTATGGTGGCTTTATGCTGATCGTTCTCTAGCTTCAGCACCCTTACCTGGTTGTCCAAGTACTTCATCCTAGCCGATACATAGTCCAAATAATCGTTCATCTGGGTGAAGTCAGACTCAGTCTTTGTCGGCTCGTCCATTAACTTCTTTGTGGCTGTTGTTTTCTTTGTTGCCATCATTAACTCCTTGTTATGGTTGTTGGAGGTTTCGAGGATAACGACCCTCGGGTACTACTGTTATCGGTTCAGCCACCAACAAGTATGAGGACTACACTTAAAGACGGAACTTGTCCGACAGCTATGCATCGCCTCAATCCTCATACTTGTTAGTTGTTGATGGTTGGTACTGATCTCCAACTTGGCGATGCCTAGGTCTTCGCCCGTCACAGGTCTTTTGCGCATCAGTCTGCGAATTCACCAACAAGAATGAGGACTGCTACCTGTTGTTCACAGAGCAGGAACCTGCATCTCTCACAACCCTCATACTTGTTGTCAGGCACTTGTGCGCCTGCTCCTTATCCCAACTCTCTCCACAATCGGTACATCTGTAGATTACGCCCTTAGTAACTTTAGTTACCCCTCTCTCTAAGTAACGGCCGAGGAACGTCCTGATTTTCTCTACGGGCATACAATTCTCTGTAAGTAATAATAGCTAAGTTCCAAAGAGCTACCCCGACCAACATACCGAACACAAATACCCAGACTTCAGTCATAGTCGTATCCAGTAATCAAGCAAAGTATGAAGTCAAGGATGAGTAATACAGCCATGATGGGTAGTATAGTCATTGCGAGGTTAAATAAAAATTCACGCATCAAGTGTCTCCTTGAGGTTATCTACCAACTGTTGATTTGCCACCCAGTACAGGACTGGTTGCATTGCGTTTGGCATATAGAATTTTACCATGACTGAGTCATCTCCGAGCAAATTCTGAAATCCTTTTGCTCCTTCCTCAGTCTCAAATATGCCACCTATCATCGGTATTTCTTTCATTCGCTTTTTTCCAATTGTTTGTTAATCCACTCATCCAACTTCTCATGCAACCAGTCGATGTTACGCTCACCAATAGTCTTGCCGTTATCAGTCATCAATGGATCGGTTAAGGTTTGCTTAATAGCACCACCTGCGCTGAACTTGATAAATTTATCTTCCTGATCTATTGCTACACCGATTACATCGCCCTTAATGTCTGATATACCATACCTCACCAATAAAATTTCATTCATATATTCTTTTCCTTTAATTTAGCTTCTATTGCTTCTGCAAACCATTTAAAACCTAATGGCAATCTTTTCGCCACAGGATCAAATTTAACTAAACAATCAAACATTTCATCTTCAGTCAACCCTACCCATTCTTTAGTTTGTGGTTTGGTGTATAAATATGTTCCAACAGGCAACAACTTTGAAATTTCATCGTTATACCCATCTCGACTATATTGGTCATTTACATAAGCCACAGGTTCATCTTGCTCTTGTTTTAGTGCTTCTTCTAAGGCTTTGATGGCAGTGTTAATAGTATTTTCATAGGTGCGCCATAGTGGTGGGTAACTGTCAGATGGCCTTGGTGTGTTCAACGCTTCAATAGCTAGTTTCATTACTTCTTTAGTCATGTGTTCTTCTCCTTAGTTGGCTCTAATGTTTTTGCAAGATATGCTTCTGTTTTTTGTTTTGTTTTTTTCATATGTACAAGCATCTTTTCAACATCTTCAATTGAATATAAACCTTCAGGTATATGAAACCGTGCCA